CGTTGCAGATTGGCGTTCTGTTTTAATTTCATATTAAACAACGCTTTCTCTTGCGCCGCCTTCTGCAATGCCATCTGCGTATTCAACGCCTGCACATTAGCGGCACGCTGGCGGGTGAGATCGTCTTGCGTTGCTTTGGCGCGGAGCTGACCGGCCAGTGCAATGTTCTTCTGTGCGGCACCGGGGTCAGTAGATGGCGCACCGGCGGCAATCAAAGCTGGTCCCATTGCGCCCAAGCCTTTCAGAAAAGCGTTTGCGCGGTCTTGACCACTAAGCGCCAGCAACGCTTGCAAGTTGGCGGCAGACGTTGGTGCTGCTGGGCGAGCCGCAGGGGCAGGCATCATGGGGGTCGCTGTCGGGCGCGGCATCATTGGTGAACCAAAAAGATTGCCGGGGTTACCAAGCACATAAGTAGTCATTTGAATATCCTATTTAAAAACCTAGTAAACCTCTGAGGCCCGATATGGCCGACGTGCCGCCTTTGCTGGCACCAAACAGGTCGCCCAAGATACCCGCGCCGGTTGCGCCATAACCAAGGTATGTGGCTGCTGGGTCGCTGAATATCGGCTGCGTGGTTGATTGGCTTGTGTACTGCCCGCCAGTTACCAACGGCATGTATTCGCCGAGCCTGATGCGTTCTTCATCCTGACCGAAATTAAAGCGGTCGATGTCTTCCTGTAACTCCGCGCCCGCCATGCCTTCACGGGCCGCACCAACGTCGATCAGCTTGGACGGGTCTAAATAATCAAGCTGCGCCATTCCCGGCGCTGCCGCGCTTGCCGCAATCTGGCGGTCACGCTCTGCGGCCAGATTGGTGTACGCCATCTTGCTGCCAATGTCGCCGAGGCTTGTGAGATAATCTTCTGCCGCACGGGCCTGCTGATTGGCTTGCAAGCCAGAACCGTATCGACCGGCGCTTGAAAAGGCCGCGTCGATTCCCGGCATGACATCCTGGGTGAATGCCTCACGCATGGGCCTTGTCGCCGCGTCCATTGCGCTTGCAAGGTACGGGTTACTTTCGGGGCTAAGAAAGTCGCCGCGCATCGTTGCAGCGGTCAGGTCTTGCGCACCCGTCACCAACGGAGAGCCTGCTTCTGCGCGGTTCTGAATCGCAGTCAACCCGGCTTCTGTTTGACCAGAGAACGGAACAACCGTGCTGCCTTCATACATAGTGCGAGGCGTGCCAAACAAGTCTTGCGCCGTGTCTAGCCCTTCCGTCAGATAAGGCTTAATGAAGTCACTTGGCTCATTGCTGGCAACCGTGGTTACGCTGCCAGATGGCTTCGATGATGAACCGCCCATGTCACAACCTCTTTTCTAAAATGACTTTTGTCTTTTGATATTCCGGCAGCACCCGCTCCCAGCCGCTGCGCCCTTCTAGGCTTACCAGATCGCAGCCAAGTGCTTTCGCCCACGCTTCGATTTCACCTAACATGTCGTTAATCGTCATCCAGCTATACATCGACCCACGCTCGCCAGCCAAAAGCCAGATGAAACATTCTTTGCGTTGCGGGTATTGTGTGATGGTCGTCACGACAATGCCGTCAATAGTCTCGCCGTCGCCGGCGACCCAGAGCTGCGCCTTGCCTTCGCGCAAGTCGGCACAGACATCGGCAACGGTGTGTGATCCCGCGAAGTCTAACGCACGTTGAATATGATGCTTGCATTGCGGCACGATGCCATCAATGGCGTCGAGCGGCACAAGGCTTAGATTGACCGCAGCAGCAAGTCCAAAACGACTAGAATAATGTCTTCCATTATCTAGGGTTACAATATTTGCCGTCACTATGTAAAGCTGCCTATGTCACATATATTCGTCAAATTCATCGTCAGTATTTTGATCGTCAGCATCGCCAAACATGTCCCCGATCAAGGCGTCGGCAATGTCACCAAATGGGTCTTGGCTTGCTGGATCAATATCGCCAATATCATCAAAGCCTACAGACCGCTCGCTTGGCGGTCCTATATCAATTCCACCACTAAAGGGATCAATACCCAGCTGGTTGATTCCGTAGTAATCTTCGAGCTGTTCATTAAGTGACTGGCCAAGCCCAAAGCCATAGCCAAGCGTTCCGAAGAATCCACGGCGACCACGGTCGCCTAGAGCCAGCGTGTTTTGCGCATCAATCACGTCACCGATGCGACCGCCAACAATGCCGCCGCCAAACGCGCCAATTGGACCGCCCAGCAAGCCGCCAAGCAATGAGCCACTAAGGTCACCAAACGCCGCCGGGGTGCTGCGCCCGCCCGCAAGACTGCCGACAACATTGCCAAACAAGCCCGCGCCTGGAATACCGCTGAGCCTTCCCAACGTGTTGCCAAGGCCCGCTGCTAGAGCACCGCGATTTACAGGATCAGTGCCAAGCACACCGCCGGTCACCATCGGGATGTTGGTGCTGTATTTACTGGTGCCAAAAGCGTTGGCTGGCGGGGCGGTCACCCCGCCCGGTAGGCTGGAAGGGGGCATGAAATCATCACCACCGTCGCCATCATTAGGCGTTTGCACCACCATGCCGGGTCGCTGCATTGGTTGCGCAACGGGATCAGGCACTACAGGCGCAACAGGATCAACAGCCGGGACCGCAGCCGCCGATTGCGTGCCGAATTGTGGAAAGACAAACTTGTTGCCGTCCCAATAGCCCTGCGGTCGTCCAAAAGCGTTGAGCGGAAAGACTTTGCCCGTCGAGTCTGTGTATGTCTCAGCCATCAGCCTACCAATACCACTTTGAATGTTCGATCCGTTTGCGAGTTATTTGCGTGCGTGATTGCCACGCTTCCATTCACCCGACCTGACTGCCCAACGTAGATCGTACCCGCGCCGATCTCAGCCGATGCGTTTGCTGTCGTCGGCATAAACAACAAAACCGTGTTCACTCCAATGCGTGTATCTGTAACCGTAGTCGATGCCGCGCTGGCCGTCAGCGTAACATCGAGAACATTGTTAGCGCGGCCAAGTAATAGGTTGTTGACGCTTTGGCTTATCTGCCGCCGATGGGATTCTTCATCAGGACTATCAAGCGGCGGTGCCGGGAACTCAGAGACCGTCACGCCGCACCGTCGGCGGCTGTCTCCGCATCCACGCCCTGCGCGTGAGTCCATGTGCCGCCAGCCGCGACATTGACTTGCGCTCGAACAAATCGCGTCGATACAGTGAAATGCGCTTGGCCGTCTGAATCGATTGCGTTGGCGCTGGTTGCGGTGACGCTATCGCCCGGCGCTACGCGGTGCTTGAGAGCAACCGTTACTGTGCCGCCATCAACGTAGGGCCGCACGCCGTTCACATAAATGCGACCAGTGCCGCCAAGCTCTTGCGTCTCCAACGTGGCTTCAAGATTAGCTCCGGTGAACCGGCAGAGTTTATAATCTGCGTTGAAACCATTAAGGCTTGTCAAACCTCCGATCCAACTTTCATCGTCCAGCGAAACGCCAAGAGTGTCCATGTTTCCAAAATCATCCAAATCCTCAAGCGTGCGGCTTACGCTTAGATTGCGGAACATGTATTCCTGCGTGACCTCTGCCGTGCTCCAACGGTCTACTGCCCAATTGTAAATGATTACTTTATTGGGCCGACCGCTGCTATTACCGCTGCCGGGGTAGGCCCAGTATACAAGGCGAGAGACCGGATCAGCAGCGCCATAGACACGATGAATATAGTTTTGATCCAAATCGTTAAGAAAGAACCGGTCCACTTTCTGGTCACCGATTGCCGTGCTGGATTTGCCGTTGAATGCCCAGAAACCAGACTCGCCCAGGTAGAAAACAAACGGCCCGACATTGACCACGCTGTTGCGCGCCATCGGCCCTCGATCTCTCTCAAGCTCTGAAATCTGGAAGACAACTGGCGGTCCGATGTAGCTCAAGCCGAATATAGAATTGCGACTTAGCACAACGCCGTCCAGGCCGCCTATAGCACCCGTGATTGCCATCACTTCGCCGCCGGTTGGCAAGTCTTGCCGATCTGATTGCACCGCCGCTGCGGCTGCTGATCCAACCGTCAGCCAACTTGTTGGGTCGTTAATCCCCGACCAATGAATGCGGTTTGGCGTGACACCGTCGCCGTCGTAAATGTTGCCCAGCATTACAAAGTCTTTGACAACCGCAATGGCCTTGGCGCGGATGTCGTAGCTGACGCCGGTCACAAAGTTGGTTGCCGTCATGCCAACGGGGCTTGAGTCTGTAACCGTTACCGTGGTCTGACCTTTAATGCCTGCCGTTGCCTGCGTAACCGTGACAACATTTGACGCAACCGTTGCCGAAAACTTAGCGTTTGCGTGAATCTGGTCTTTAAGGTTCGTCGCGGTCTGGTTGTTCGACGTTGCGGCAACAAATGTCCCACTGCCGGGAGATGATCCAACCGTAAAATCATGGGTTGTTTGGTCGGTAGCCACTAGCCGGATTTTTTCACCGTTAGCCAAATCTGAGTACGAACTAATTGTGAGCGTGCAAGTTGCCGCTACGCCTAGCAGATCAGTGAACGTGCTGTCGGTTCCCATGCGGAAGCTCTGCGGCGGGTCCGTGTGGCCGTTGACTGAAATCACGCGATTGCCAAAGTTAATAAAGTTTACGTGGTCATTGGTGCCGACCGTATAGCTGCCTGATTGCCTGGATACGTTGGCAAACGATGCCGTGCCAAGTTTAAACAAATCTTGATGATCGGCGGCAAATGTATGCACGTCGCCGTCTGATTCAATGAAAGACGCACCGCCCCTTGGCCGGTTCGACAACGCGCTGCTGGTTGTCGATTGGCTTGGAAACGGGGCGTAGGTTGCCGCCGTTCTTGGCAGCACGTTAGTTGCCACGGTTGAGCCTGGGTTTCCCAGGTCGGCCTGATCCGGCAGAAACGGCCCAAAGTTAAACATCAAAAGCCCCGGCTAATATCAAAGCGTCGGGATTGCGTCAGGCCGGTATCAACCGACAAGCGAGCCTGACCACGGCTGCGACCGTCCAGCGTGTTTAATTCTGCAACCACGCCGTCGAGTAAGTTAAGATTAGACTGCACAGATTGCGGGTCTTTTGCTCTTAGATAAAACGCCGCCAGCGTCGAATAGATGTAGGCATCAGGGCTGCTTACCAGCAGCGCGTTGGTGTTATCCGTTGCCAAGTCAAAACTTTTATAAAAACGATGCGTAAACCCATACGCCTGATCAGCCTCACGCTCGAATTGGATAACGCTGCCGATAGCAAAATAGTACGGACGGCCTGATCCAGTTGATGCCGTTTCTTGCAGACTATACAAAGACTGCTGCGTCGGCTGGTGATTGTCGTTGGTATAGAACAAATCAATATGCTCGATGAACCCGGTCGGCAAAGCCTGCGTGCTTGAACCGCTGGACAGTGTAAACGTGGTTGATGTTTCTTGCTGCAATAGCCGCAGCTTGCGGTTTAGGCGTGCCTCACCCCTAGTGATATAATCCGACCAATCAATATCCGATCTGCTTGTTTCGGTATCGAGGGCCGTCTTTAATTCCGCAAGCGTCGAAATGCTCATTGCTCATAAGCCTCATTTACGTCAGGCGTGCTGGGGTCGTCAGCAACAAACTTGCCGCCCTTCCTTGCACGTTTCTTAGCGGCTGGTTTCTTTTCCGCAGCCTTCTTGGCAGCAGGCTTCGACTTGCCCATTGCAGCCTTGGGGCTGTCGGCATAGCCGGTCTTTGGCGCGTCTTCGGCGTCAAAAAGTTCCGCCTCGCCCGTGCCGTTTTTATACAACCAAACTTTTGGCATTTTTGATCTCCAAGGTTGAGGGCCGCCTTGCGGCGGCCCCCGGTTTCCTTAGTTCATGTGAATGCGGCAAGCCAGTTCTGGACGAACTGTCTTATAGCCGTAGAGCACATCGAGACGCGTGATAAACGTGTCAGCACTAATTGAGTAATCGCGAACGATCCTCATGCTAATGCCGTCCATGACTTCCCGCGCTGCAAAGTCAACACCAGTTGGCAGAACCAAGTCAGCCGTCGCAAAGACAAAGGCGTCTTTGTGATAAGCCAAGCTGGTTCCAAACGTGCCGGATGCACCAATGTCGGTGCTGTCGTCCGATTCGTTTTTATGGATGGCGGCGTTGTTTGCAGGCATTGCAGTGATGTTTTGGAGCGCACCACTTGAACGCAATGCCGGGGATATTGGCAGGCTTGTTGCACTGCCGCTAACGTCGGCAGTGATAACAAACTTCGCAAGGTTGCCGGTGTCGGCCTTGGTCTCAGGATGCACCGAATTGACCGAAGCGAAGTAAATAATGTCGCCTTTCTTGAAGGTGCCAGAACCCGTGTCAACGGTGATCGAGGTTGATCCTTCGGCAATAGTGCCGGAGTCGTTGACAAGGTAATCGCCAGTACCATCGTCGCTGCCGCCCGTGTGGCTGGGGATCATGGTGTTTTCCATGATGTCCGAAAAGCCAAACGTGTTGGAAGCAACCCGACCCTCACGGTAGTTGGAGCCAACATTAGTCTGATCGTTGAACAGACCTTTAAGAGCCTCAACCAAATCCATGTTGTCCTGGGTGTTGAGGTTCAAGCAACGCCCATCATAGGGGGCGAGGTTGTCAGTCAACACTTTGGACGCGGTCAGAACATCTGAGCTGGTAATGGTTGCCCCGATGTCGGCCACTTGGTTGTGGGTGTCTTTGTACATGGAGAGCGCGTCGGCTTCGATGTTGGCCGCAAGCACCGACATCGCGGGCTGGAGAATGCGGTCAGAAAAGTCGTCCATGTCAAGGGTGAGGTCGTCACTGGTGAACGTGGTGTCCACGCCTTTCTGCGTTGCCACTTGAAGCGTCACGCTTTGCTCGACGACATCCTGGCTCGACAGGGTAGCGCCCGTGCGAACCGTGTACTGGTTTGGCTTGCGAATTGACAAGCTGTCGCCAATCTTTGCGCCGGACTTAGCGAAACGGTCGTCGTAAGAACGATTGATCGTTCCAACGAAATTCAGCTTCTGGTGGAGAATGCGGAGAGCCTCACGGGTCACCGCTGTCGGAGTGAGAAGAGTGTTAGCCATTAGAAAAGTTCCTCATGAAAGTTAAGCGCGTCTGCGCTTTTCGATTTGTGAATTTCGCATCTTCAACCACTCCTCAGTTGACATCTTATCGGGGTCTTTTGTTACGGCGGCACGTTTGCCTTTAACCTTCACCGCCGACTTCGGCGGGTCTGCCTTGGGCGCGGCTGCTTTTTGTTTAGCAACCAGCTCGTCGTACTTCATAGCCTTGTCGATAAGTTTCACATGAACAGGGTCAGTGATGCTTGCCACAGCTTGCTCGTTTAGCCCTTGGCTGATGCCGTAGGCTGCAATTGATTGAGCACGTTCTGGCGTCCAGTTATCGATCTCTTTTTTCAGAACTCTCTGGCCTTCCTCGACAACCCTTGCGTGCTCTGCACGTTGGTTTTCGAGAGCGGTAGCCTGATTTTGATTGAGTCGATTGATTGTTTGCTGACGCTGGTTTTCCAACTCTCTTTTTTGGTGATCCAGAGAGGCGGCTTGCCCAACGTCCTGCTGATAAAGCTCCGGCCAGTTTAAAGCATTGTATTGCTCTAATTGTTGATCCAAAGCCTTGATTTGAGCAACGTCTTCAAAGTGTTGCTGCTGTAGTTCTTGTTGCTGCGTCAATGCCGCAGCTTGCGCCTCTAGCGATTTCCTTTGTTCCGCAACAGTTTGCGTTTTTTGAGTGTAATCGCTCTGGCGCATAAATGCGTCTTTGAGAACCGGCGGCACTTCAAACTCTTGGCCGTCGTATTCTATTGAAACAAATTCGGGAGCCGCTGGCTCGCCTTCTGTTTCTTCTGTCGCCTCTGCCTCATCGGCTTCGGCTTCATTGTCTAAGACTTCCTCGACTTGCGTTTCCTCCACCTCAACGGCTTCGGGTGCTGCGTCTTCGGCCTCTAAAGCAAGTTCCGCTTGCGGAGTGTTTGCCTCGTCTGACATTTTAAAGATCTCCTAAATTAAGTTGTTGGGTTGAAAGTCCTCCATCAGCGCCACTGCGGGCGCGTCTTTCGCAACCTTTGCCAAGCCTTCCATGCGGTCGGTTTCAGCGCGGTATTTATCGACAACCACTTTCTGCGCATCGAGTGCGACCTTGTTGGCGTCGATCTGGTTCTTTTCTTGCAACACTGAGCGGTCGGCTTGTAGCTGTTGGATGATTGCGGCAGCTTCGGCAAGCTGCGCCTTCATTTGCTGCTTCTCAGGGTCTGCACCTTGGAGAGCAGATGGGAGCATTTTTTGCAGACGCTCTGCCATTTCTTCCGCGCCCGGCCAATCCAGATTTTTAGCAATCAAGTCTCCTATAATCGGCGCGGCTTGCGGGAACTGCTGCACCAGCAGCATCATCTGATCTGCCGCCTCTTGCCGCTGCGTGGTAAACGATGGGCCTAGCTTCACAACTACGTCATATTTGCCCGTAGTGAGGTCGTAAATGCGCGGCTCTGGGTCGCCTTCCATCTGCGTCATTTGATTAACCATCGCCGTCTGCGGCGCATCGTCGTCGCCTAAGATGCGAAGCACTCTGGCCTCTGTGTAAACGCTGGGAATCAGATCAACGATAATGCGGCCCGCGTGCCGTATGGCGCGGCTGAGATTGTCCACAAAATGATAGGTGCCAATGTCGCCCTTGCGTTGCGTGGCTGCTAACGCCTTGGCGCTTACTTCCTGGCCCATGTTGCCAACATTCTCAAACATGCCAATGACCGACTTCATGTCGTCGCTGCTGTTCAAGGCTTCTTGAATGGCACCAGCCGGAACGCCTGCAAAGGGTTGGCGTATGGGAGCCTGACCGCCGTCATATTCCAAGAATGCGTGATTTGTAGAGTTGGCAGTCGCCCACTTCGCCTGATCCGTATTGAAAGCGCCGACCGGGCCGATCCAGGGAGCCTTCGGAGCCAGTGCGACTAGTTCAGCCGCCGCCGTTCTCCAAAAGTTATACATCTGCTGCGAGTCTTTGGCGAAATGAATAAGGCTGTGAAAGTTGCGGTTTTCGCCAACAACCACTTCCTCGCCGTAGACCGGCACGATTGGAATGTATTTGCCTGCCCACTCGATTTCGCTGAGTATCTCGCTGCCCGTGACTACGCATTGCTTGACTTTCATCGTCTTGGTCGTGCGGCTCTGCACGGGCATGATGCCCGACATTTCCATGATGTCGCGCTGCGTCTCAAAGACATCGGCATCTAAAATCTGGCCGTCTGTCATCAAGATGATTTCGCGGTCTACTTCCTCGCGGCTCCAGTATTCCGCAACCCGTACCGTGTCGCTGGTGTACCAAAGATTGTCACGTTGCTCAAAACTCTGGCTTTCAAAGTCGGTTTTCTCTGCGTCGGGATAACTGGCCTCAAACTCATCATGCGTCAGCAGCTCCGTGACAAAGCACATATTCCAATCTGAGCTGTCCACCGCCGTCGATCGAGGATCACGGTAAACACTAAACGGGTTCATAATGCGGTCGATCTTGATATCACGCTCAAAGGTGTCGTCGCGTGCGAAATCAATATCAACGCGGAAGTATCCAAAGCCCATGCTGACCGCGTCATCGATGGCGGTTGCATACGCCGCGTCAGCGGAACTACTAACCTCGATCTGCCTGATCAGGCCGTTCAAAACCTTCGCCGTCTCAACGTCTGCGTTGCTGTCAACGGGATGCACCTTAATCGCGGGCTTGTTCATCCTGGCATCATTAACGATCTGGCGGATAAACGTCGGCATACGGTTGACCGTCAGACACGGGCGGCGGTCACGCTCACGTTGTCGCTTGACCTCTTCCGGCCACTGGATGCCCTGCCTGCCAAACTCAAGATCATCCATAGCCTGATGACGGTTTTCCGCTTCGGCTTCCTCGCAGACCTTAAAGGCCTCGCGGATGTCTTTGAGCTTGTCTTCGCTATCAGAATAAGATGCCATTTTATATCGATCCATCCGGCATTGTGGCGGTGTATACGCGTTGGCCTAGCAGGCTACGCATTGGAAAACTGTTTTGATTGCGCGGGGGTCTTCTTAAAAGACCGCGTTGGTCAATGTTGCCGCTGCGGTCTTGCAATAGGCTTGGCAGTGCGGCGGTGGGGGCTTTGTTTGCGCCTAGTTCGATACCATCATCATAATAACTTAAAACTTCATTTATGCGTTTATCAAAGCTCTCTCTGCTTATCTGCCCGAATTTAGGCTTGCCGCCTTCTGGAACATAATCTGAAAACTGTGCCGCAGACTCAAATGCCCTGTTAGGGCCAGTGGCATGATCCGATAGCCTAATTTCAATGTTTCGTTTATTCGGGTGCGTCAGCGTGAGATAGTTTGATTTGCCAACTTGGTTTTCACTAAGACTTAAACCTAATTCCGCATCAGGCGCTTTTTCTCTTATCTTTTTAACCAGATATTTCGTGCTTGGCAGAGCAAATTCTAACTTGTCATCAGTCAAAGGCACTAAATGTTCCGGCAGTCGAGAAGCCGCTCGCGAACCTTTCCCTACATCATCCAACAACCCAGGCAGTGCGGCGGTTGGGCCTTTGTTGGCTCCCAATGTGACGCCGTCGCGTTCCAGCATCTTGCTACGGTTGAGAACGTCTTGATCCCAGGTGACGTAGTTGCG